TTAAGCATAAGGAGTTTGGACCTCCTCATGCCCACGTGCCTAGCCTTTGACCAGCCAAACACTGCGAGCATCTTCCTCCAATCGCGCAACTCGACATCAGCCTTGGGAGTGGTGCGTTTTTGTAAAAATGATGTCTGCGCCAACATTGAAGAGACGGCGACCTTGGAACGGAATCCCATAGACTTCGTGAACTGCTCAAAGTAACCACAATATGTTTTAATGTCTTCAACCTGTACAATAGAGTCATCGCCTTCAACGAGGACCCGGAATTCTTCGAAAGGAACTCCGCATTCATACAGACAAAAACAAATCAACATCAGGTTCGTAAAAGCATTCCCCGTAGAAGTCCACAGGTCCCCACTCCGACGACGGCCCTCAATACTGACCTTAAACCACTTATACTTAAACACATGCTCCCCTGCTGCATCATCGCACAACTCATCCACCATATCCCTACCCAACACTCCAGTCAAGACGTGTCTAAATAACTGGCACTCGCATGTTCGTATGATATAATTTGATATGCTAGCCTCAAAGGAGGAGAAATCATTCTCCGCAAACAGATCTGTGGTCTTGAATGTATTCAACATGCGCTTCTTAATAGCATCAGCATTTAAGCCCTTGACTAGATACTTCAAGCGACCAAGCACGCGATCCAACGCAGCAATGAAACGACCATAGCGGGTTTTCACCTGCAGTGACCTGCCGGCTATCCCCCTACAGGGTTTCATCTCTGGGTTGTGTTCATCCTTCCCGAATGACTTCGCGTCCCTAAATCTCTCTGGTAGCAAGCCAGGGCCATAGCCCGATTGCTCAAGATTCGCACGATCCAAACTAGCAAGATCGTCCTTCTGCTCACGGGCCCACTCTTCAAAGAAGGGACATCCTCCAACGTGGCAACATCCACAAATTTCTTCAAAAACAAAAACACAAAACGCCGAAATTTCTTACGCATCTTCTTACTGGCAGTTATAGGCGGCACCGCACATGCCTGTCTGTGCTGACAACCTGCTAACACTGTTTCGGCATCCTGAGTGTCCATTTTGGGCGGCACACAGGAGCTCACGGTGGGACCCATCACTTCCGCGCAAGGTATCCGGCTCCGAGAACGGTAGGAGCGTAACTTCACGCGCGCGTCGGGGTCCCAAGGACGCGGTTGCGGCATTTTGGGATGGG